ATCTATAAGCTCAGCGTTTTTTTTACGCATTGCTTCAATTTCAGCTTTAAGATTCTCTTTTTCAGAATCAACAGCTTGCTCCACAGGAGCAGTTGTTTCGTCAGACATGGAAACCCACAAGGTTATTGCTTATCTTATCAAGATTATTTTTTTTTGTCCTTATGTCTGCCCATCTTTTTCAATAGTAGCAATTTCTTTTTCTTCTTTTTTTAAAATCTCTACACCTTCTAAAACTTTAATTTGATCTTGTCCATATCTATGCACTAATGCTGTTGCAACATCTAAAGCTGTTGTTTCACTTCCAGAAATAAAATTATGACCTGCTGCTCCATAGCTAAAATTCATAGAAAATTCTGCATCTTCAATTAGATCTTCGTTACCACTCCATTGAACAATATCTGGGGATTTTTCCATAGTTGCCATAGCAATTTCTGGCCCTACTTGTAATTGAATTTTAACCGCCATAAACATTTCTTGTTAACGACAAAATCATGTGAAAATGGTCAGGATCAACACTATACAACCTAAACATTAGCTCAGGAGAAGCAAAATGCTCAACTCCCATACTTATTACTTCTGTTGCTGTGTCTGTAAAACCTTGTTTATATCCTCTGTTTCGGCTCCTGTATGGTCTTCCAACATAGGGAGTTATAAATTCATCTGGTAAAACACCCTCTGAAAGAGTCCAAGCTTTTTTTACTTTTGTTTTTGTTGGAGCATTGCTTGTAACTCTTGAAGTTCTCCAGTTAACAGCCATGTTTAAATTCGCTTTTCTTGAAGTTTCCAAGGAGTGACCAATCTCATGGAATACCGTTTGTTTGGAAAGTAATTCCATATAACTGTTTTGAGGATCGGCAAAAGGTACTAAGATTTCACCTTTCCAGTTGTTATTAGCTCTACTTGTTCCAAGTTTAACTTTTGATATTTGACCATCTAACGCACCCTCAGATTTGACTGTAACACCACCACCGTTAAAGATTTTTGCAAACTCTTCAACTTCAGACCTGACTTTTAATCTATCTGCTTTCTTCTGATTAGTGAATGGAATACTATCCAATCTCTCCTTGATTTGTTTATCTGTAACCGTAGTCTTTAAAGTTTCTTTTCTTAGGATTGCCATTTCTTTAGCTCCTTCTATTTCTAATTTTGTAAGTGCTGCTTTATTTTTAACCCAAATTTGTTTTAACTTAATTCTTTCATCTCTATAAAATTTTATAACTTCATCCCTTGAAGCAAGCGGGCCAAGAAGTTTTGCCGCTTCTTTTTTTGCCTCACTATATGAGTAAGTAAAATATTTTTCTGAAGCTTTTTCGTAATCATCAAACGCTTTTTTATATTCTTTCGCTAAAGATTTTGTTTTTCCAAAACGTCCCTTAGTCATAGATTCGCCTCTTCTAATTCCTTCTTTAAAATCAGAAGTTGGCTGCCATGTTTCTGTTGTTGCTTTTGTAGTAGCTAAAGTTTCAACAGGTATTTTTGGGGTTGCTGCTTTCTTCTTCGTTACTTTTGCTTTTATATCTTCAGGTTTTCCATATCTCTTCTGCAATTGAGCCAAAGAAACTTCTGTATTGTCTTCTCTAATTAATTTCTTTAGTGCTTGATCTGGGCCATATTTATTTGACAAGCGATTAAAGTATTTCGCTTTTTGTTCTCCTAATGCTTTTATTTGTTCTACTCCGGGTTTAAATTTTGACCCTTTTGCACGTTCCCCATATAACCATTTTCCATAAGTTGTATTTGCAGGAACAGGCCCACCAACGCTTGCCCTTCTTCCAGCAGGAGGCGGTGTGAAATCCCATTTCTTATAATTAACAACAGCTACAGTTGTAGACCTGCAACCAAAATGTTGAGGCGGTACTGGCCCCTGATTGTATTTAAAAACTTGACCATCTAAATCTCTACAAACAGGAGAAGTTCGAGAATCAAGCGTAGCAACATAACGATATTCCTCCGTTACATCAGGATTAGCTTTATAAACAGCTTGGCTTGCTGTATTCGTGACTTGATTAACAGTAGTTCTAACAATCGTCATTACCTGATTATTTGCACTTTTAGTTGCAGCTCCTCCTTGTGCAAGTAGTTGGCTTAAGCTTCCTTTTTGGTCTTTCTTTAAATTTCCAACTAACTCTCTAACAATTTCGGGAGTTGTATCACCAGATAAAAGCCCACTCCTAACCACTTGGTTTAATCGTTTTGCTTCTGCTTCTGCTATCCCTAAAAATGATTTCTTAACCGTGTTTCCATTAGGTAGCGTTATTGTTTGTCCTTCTTTAGCAGTTAATTTAAAAGTTCCTTTTGTCCTTGCTTTCTTATCTTTCGTGATTCCTGCCAACTCACTTTTTAAAACAGCAAGGTTAATAGCAGTTGGATCTGTAACAACAACAGACTTAGCAAATGACGGACTAACAGCAACAGACCTAAAAGAATAACCAATCTGGTCATGGATCTTTTCAGCCATGCCTTTAGGAATTGATTTCTTTAATTGACCTTCAACAAATCCTGCCTGTACTTTTGCAACCCCTTCAAGCTCAGTAATTAAATCATCAACACTTCCATTAGCCCAAGAGTTTAAACTTTCTTTTGTTTGTTTTATTAACGCTCTTAATCTTGCAGTCTTATAAGCAGGTCTTTCGTTTAATGGTTGCCCTTCAATGATTTTTAATTTCTCAACAGCTTTTAACATCACATTGTTATATGAAGTAACCAGCTTTTTGGAAACGCTATTGCTAAACCGATTAAGGTCTATCGCATTGCGATAAAACTCAGGCGGTATTCCATCACCGACAGGAACAGTTTTTGCCATTTATTCAGCTTGGTCGTTTTCGTCTTCTGGTTCTGCTGATTGTTCAGGTTCCGCTTCTTCCTCTTCCTCCAGAGGTTGATCCACTTCTATTAAGGAAGCCTGTTGCGTTGCCTCCAACTCTTCCTCAACGTCAAACTCATCGCCAAGCACTTCTCCTTCATGTAATTGCTTCAAAAGAGTTTCTTGTGTAATTGTTCCAGCCGTATAAAGTTGCAACAAGCTACCAATTTCTTGAGGATCTAAACGAGCCGCTAAGAAATCACGATTAACAAAACTACTACCTGCTGAATTATTGCCTAAATACTGTGCATGGAATATTAAAGAGTTATCTATCATGTCTTGCATCTGTTGTGCGACTACCAGGGCCAGCAGAAACTTCTTCAGATGTCTGAGGGAATCCATAAAACGCAAGCATTGGAACTGCTGCAATATGCAATTGATTATCAAGATCTGATTGTGTTTGATAAGCCTTAAGATTTAATTCTGCAATATCTTCCATCGGTGGACGTGATTCCATGAAATTAATCCTGTTGGAATAAGCAACAGAGAAAGGAATCTCAGATAATGATGTAGTTCCTTCATCAAACAATTGAAAATCACCATCGTTATTTTTGCGGTGGATTTCAAAAGCTCCTGGTGTTAATAATCGAACCTGTTCAACAATCGTTTCACCATAATTTCCATCAGGCTCGACAACTTTTTCCATTAATCGAAGTTGAGTAAATTTCTGTTGACCATCTACTAATTCTGTTCTCCAACCAAGAATGTCTCTAGGTGTATATGTAACCCAGTAAGGTCTTCCATTTGCATCAGCAGGAGCATCAACTAAAACACCACAATGTCCATATCTAATTACTTTTCTAGCAGTATCGTAGGTCCAGATATTTAAATCATTCCCTTGCAGATCTACATCAAATAATTGCTCACGAATAACATCAGCAACGTCATTTAACCTAACTGGCTTTCTTGTTAACATTCCAGCCAACATTCTTTCAAGTCGCTGGTAATAAGGTGGACAAACTGAACGAGCTAATCTGTTGTCATAAGCTTCATCAAGTTCTCTAGGCTCTTGAGGTAAATAATCTCTATGGCGTTTTCTCATCTGATATGAACCGCCCAACAAATTCTCAATTAGAACCCAATGGGGTTCCATATTCTTCCACGCACTATTTGGATCGTTAATAGCTGCTGTTGTTCCAGCTTTTTCACTTTTATAAAATCCGCTATACACGATGAGCCTCTTTGGTTATGTAAACAGTTTAGACAATAGTTTTAGTAAATCCTAATACCCGTACCTCTTCCTGAGTTCATGTGTAATGGATTGAACTCCTTCCATATTAAGTAACCTAAAGAATCTGCCATGTGATCCAGATTCATCGTCTTATCAGGAGTGCCATCTTCTGCATACGCTTGAAGCTCTAAAGACTCAATTGTTTTCTTACAACGTGGGTGAATATGCAATCTTATTTCTTCTTTCCCATTAAGCAACATTGCCTGAACTGCTGCAACTCTATCCCTGACGTAAGGATTGCTTGCACCTGACAAGTTGACAATTCTTCTTTGCTGCAATATTTGGATGTCGGTCTTAGCAGCATTTGTTGATCTGTTTCCACCTGAAGCGTCTGGATATGCGTAGATCGTACTGTGCGGAAATTTTTCTCGCAATTGGTCAGCCATTGAGTCGGTGTCATGTGCTCCTCCAATCTCATCAAAAATGTATAAATGTCCTTTGCTGATTACTCCGATAGCTGCATTGCAATTACCTACGTTAAAGTCACAACCAACTCTAATAATTTCTTCTGAGTGGTCGGGCATTTCTTCAGTTACATGCTTTGCTCGATCAAAACGGTCATAAACGGCTCCCGTTTGAAGATTGCAAAATTCGCCTTCTGTATAGGCTTTAACTAAAGAAGCTGGATAATTTTCAAGTAATGCTTGTAGAAAGTCAGGCGGCAAGTAAGGGTTGTCAGCCGTTCGAGCTTTGAAGAGTGCTCTGTCTTGCTTGTGACCTTCTCGGACAAACAAATTATAGAACGTTCCGAAACCTTCGGGAGTAGAAAAAAGACCTAATTGTCTTCTATTCCCTGCTCTTAATCTGCCTAAGAATTTTTCAATAGCTTTTTGTGCAATATCTGGTTTTGTAGTATCTAACTCATCTGAAGCAATAAAACTAAGGTTGACTCCAACAATTCTCTGCCATGATTCCATTGAACGGCAAAGAATAGTAACTTCACCATTTGGCAAATTTAATTTGTACTCAGGGAGTGGGGAAGCCCTGTATTCAAATTTAACTGCATGATTTTCCCAAAATTCTTCAAGAGAACGCTGCAAAACATCACGAACCAAAGCCCCAGTAGGAGCGAAAACAGCCCCAACCGTATTGGGATTATCAAGAGCACAAAGGGTAGACCATGCACAAAGGGTTCTTGTTTTACCTGCTCCATAACCTGCACAAAACCCAACGATTCTCTTTTCTACATTCTCACAGATTTTTTGCTGATAATTTAATAAACCGTCAAAGATACGTTGTTTGATTAAATCGCTTTGAGTTTGCTTTTCTTCTGGGGAATAGTTGAAGGCAGTAAATCCTTGCGGATGTAAAACGTGACCTGCTGGTAATTCTTCGAGAATATTCAAGAGCAAAGAGAAGCTAATTTAGCTGCTGTATTAATTGCCCCAAGTGCAATGTGATATTGCCCCGCCTTCCTAGCTTCCATTTGTAAGGTGCTGCATTGGCTCAAAAGATCTGCCACCATCTGAGGTCGTTCTATATCCCAATCGCTCTTTAATTGATCCCTAGCTAACGCTAAATAGTCATCTGCTGCTCTTGCGCTAACCCCCCATGTACTTGAAGCATATTGAACACAATCTGACCTTCTGCCACCATTAGCAATAATCTGAGCAAACTTTTGTGCTCTTACAATTGTTTCTGCTTTAGTGCCTTTTTTAGCCATATTTATATTATTAACACAAATTTAAAAAGCATTTTGGATATAGCAAGACTTTAGTTTGCAATTAGTGTAAGCCAAGAGTAGGAAAACAGTAATGCAGGAATACTTATGCAAATGCGAGCATTGCCAAAAGATAAGGGAACAGCAAATAAAACATG